CTAGATTCGTGTCGCATATTACCCAAAAGGGCAGATAGTGATTGTTGTGTCCAATCACTACCCACAAAATGGTTGACAACAAGTTGACCGTTTTCTAATGATTGTTGTTCTGTTAACCACACTTGAAAATCGTCATACCATGTCATACATATTCACGTGAAAAACTCACAACCTCATCGTTTTCATAATTAAACAATGTTTTTATTTTTCTATCCTTTTTCGATTCAACCACTGATTCTATTTTATCACCATTGTAATTAACATAATTATCACCATTAGGTGTTTTTATTTTTAATTGAATAGATTGTGATAGGTAGTAATCGTGCGATGTTAACATGAACAACATTAAACCTATTTGACCGTAATAATTTAATTGTTCGTGTGTAAGTTTTTCATACAAAACACCATCAACAATTGTTGGTCTAACCATTTCAAAAATATAGGAAAGATTATTTTCCGTATATTCATTTGATTGTCTTGCTACAAACCCTCTTAATAAACCACTTTGTTTACTTAACTCGTTTAACCACACAGTTATATTTTGATTAGTGTGTTCACTCATTTTACTAACAATATCATCGCGGTAAACAACGGTTTCTTTTTGACCATTCGCCCATATAATATTGTTTCCATTTGCGCTCTCATATTCACTTTGGAATGTGTGACAATCAACACTAGCAAAAGGCTTATATTTGTAGATTAACCCTCTTATTAGTCTTGATTCAGGTTGTGTAAATGAATAGAAATCACGATTTAAGTCTACACCATTAAAATTATATCTTGCATCATCGTTGAATTGAGCATTTAAGTTGTTTGATGCCTGATTCAACCCATAGGGATTAATAACGGGTACATAAATAATATGATAGTTTTCTAACATAAAATTTCTAAATTCCATGTTTTCAAATGTACCATCTTTCATCTTTTCAAAAAAGTTTAGTGTGTATTGTGTTGTTTGCCATTCTGTTCCATGCATACTTGCACCTATGAAAAATTTTGGTTTTTCTTTATTACCTAGGTGAATCGCATACAAAAGATTTTGTCCAGATGCATCTACACCTAAAATCTCATAATTTTGGAAGTTCTTTATTCTATTTTCAATGGTTGCATAGTTTTGATAAGAAAATGACCCAGTTATTTGTGGTAGAGTATTCATTAACTTATCACCTCTCTAAGTTTAATGTAGCAGGTGTATGTTCCAGCTTCCAAACCATACGCACTTATTTTACACCCGGCAGGTAAATGAATTGGTTGTTTTAAATACATTTTAAAACCGGTTGTTTGGGTAACACTTTCCATGTAACAATGTTTATTGTTAGATAAAGAAAGTTTTGTTAATAATAAACGACCATTTTCTGTAACAATATGAAATATTTGATTGTTATATGATGAATCATCTGTTTCATTTACTCGAATTAAAAGGGTGGTATTGTTAAGTGAACCAAATTCAATAGCATCAATGATAATAGGGTTTTCCCAATTCTCATAAATAACCTTTTCAGATCTTTCATTAATATCATCACGCAATTTTGTTAACACCATATCCTTTTCCTGATGTTTTGTTTGGTCAATCCACTTTCCATCAACTGTTTTTATTTTATTTCTTACGTCAATAAACTTATTTACAATAACGTTAAACATTTAAACACCTCTTTCAATGATTGATAAACCGATTAAATCTTCTTCTACACGTAATGATTGAATTTTGTTGTTAAAGTCACTGATAACATTACTTAAATTTGTTTCTAAATCAACACCATTTCTATCAAAAACGTTTTCCGTAACGGTATAAGGAAACAAATTATCCCATGTTGCACCATTCCAATTCTTCATTTGTATTTTACGGTTAACCATTTATTTCACCTCTTTATAAAGTTTCAAACCACACAGTGTTTAGAGTTGGTGTAGCAGGTGTTGTTGGTGAAACAACAACATTTTCTAATTCATTAAGTTTTGTTTCATAAGCATCAGTAAAATCGTTTGTTGATAACCCTTTTCCTGCTACCTTATCAACTTTATTAGATAGAAAACCATCAATTTGTGTTTTTGTGTATAATTCGGTTGAAGATGGTAGAGTGTTCAACTTATTTAATAAAGCATCAGTAAAATCGTTTGTTGATAACCCTTTTCCTGTTACCTTATCAACTTTATTTGATAAAGCATTTGTTACTGTTGTTGCAAAATTAGGGTCATCACCTAGTGCCTGTGCTAACTCATTTAATGTGTCAAGCGTTGCTGGGGCACCGTTGACTAAATTTGTAATAGCTGTATTAATACTACTATCAATATCTGTTTGTGTAACAACATTAGATAAATCTGTTAAAATACTTTCAATTTTAGCTTGAACCGTTGTTGCATCATTCATTTCAACTAATGTAGCTTTTGTTTTCGGGAATAAACTATCCCAATCAGTACCGTTCCAATTTTTCATTTGAATATTAATATTTGCCACTTCAATCACTCCTTATATAATATCATACCATATTTTTGAACCGTCTGTTGGTTCATTATCACCTACATATATACCATCATTTGATGATTGTGGGGGTTCTTCAGGTGAAATCTCAATAGTTGATGATTGTTTAAACCAATAAAACGTCTTATCAGGGTTTTCAGGTTCATCAGTTGACGTCACAATAGTTGCTTTTGAATTAAGCAATTGTTCATTAATGATGGTGTCAAACGTACCATCTGCAACCATTTCATCTAAACGTTCAATAACAGTTTCAGTCAATCCCTCGTTTAGAACCCATTCCATTACTTTTGTCCATTCTTCAATCACACCGTTTACTAAACGACCTGTTTCATTAAGATATTCAATGATTTTATTCATTTTTTCTAGTAGTGTCATACTTTCATCAAAAGCGGTTGGTAAATATCGTTCATACTTTTGAATCATCAATTTACCTAGTGTATTAAATGTTGCGATATCAGGTATTGCCATTTCTTATCACCCTTTCATTAGTAAACGAGCATAAACAACTCATTCATTTCTTTAAATATTTCACGTTCAATTCTAATGAAAGTTGAACGATACTCATTTAATAATTGTGAATAAGATGCACCACCAATTTTACCAACTTTTTTATTAATATAATCTTCTAGTGCATCCATCTGACGTTGTTTCTGTTCAATCGTTTGTGAATCACTAGCAATCGTTTGATTACCAGTAGATGATGTGTCACGATTTGTTGTGGATATTGTATCACGTGTGCTATCTGCTTGTGACGTTCCTGATACATTCCCTTTGTCAAGATTTTCATCAATGTTAGATGCGTATTCAATCACACCACTTCCATCATCACTAGATAAATTCAACCGTGAATCAGGTGTATCACTTCTAATGTTACGTCCAAAACTATTAGATGTTTCAGTGTTTGATCCTGTTTGTGATTGCACATCATTTTGTGATTGTGATGTATTATCATCAGTTGTTATTGTGTTGTTTGTTGTACTATCAAATTGATTGTCTGTTGTGTTGCTTTCTGTTTCTGTTTCATTATTTGTTTGTTTGTGTGTTGTTTCAACGCTTGTATTGGTTAACGGATCAAACTTAATTAACTCTGATTCAAAGAGTTGGTTGAAATAAGGCATGTGAATTTGTAACCATGTTTCTAATCTGAATTTGAATAAACCCTCTGTTTCAAAACCTATTTCACGCATATAGAAATGTTTAATGAAATGTGTTTCAAACGTTTCTCTGTATGCTTCATCGAATATGGGATAATCAAAATCAAATAGTTTTAATCGTCCACGTTTAATTTTTTCATTGGTTGATAACCCTACTTCATATTGTGTGGCTTGTTCAATGATGGTTCGTAATTCTGTTGTGTAGCTACTCATTCCCATCACCTGTTTTCATTATATTTTTTTCAAACTCTTTAATCACGTCACCACGTATTTTTACATCAATGTTTAAATCATATAAACGATTTATGCGTTCACACGCTTCTTTTCGTGCTTTTAAGTAAACATTCACACTTGATTCAATCTGTTCATCGTTAGAATTAGCTTCAGCGGTTATCATACGTTCTTTTTTCTCTAAGTTAGCATTTTTAATACCTAAAAACGTCATAACTTCATTCCATACCGCATTTTTCTGGGTGTTTAACTTATCAACAACATAGGGTGCATCTGTTTTGTGTACTCTGATTGATTCTTCATTAAACCCTTCATTAACAAATATAACAGGACTGTTACCCTCAAATTGATTATAAACCTGTTTTAATGAAAATTTATTATCGTCATTTGCTTCAATTAAAACAGGTGTCTTTTGTGCATTTTGATTCACTTTAATAATTTCTTTAATTTCTGCTAAATCTTCAGCAAAGATCTCAAGTGATGGAATGGTTGGAAAGTGATAATCATTATTATAAATCACAACACCCATATCATCCTCAATCAAATCATTGTAGTTATACACTTTGAATGTTTTCTGATAAACAGGTGACGTTGCACGAAAATCAGTTGGTAAAAGATAATGGTCAATACGTCCTGATATAGCACCCTGACTTGCAATATATCCTCTTTCAGGGTCTTTATAAAACCCAATGTAACCAAACTGATGTAGGGTTAACTCTAAATAACGTGGGTCAACACTATCAGGTAGGTTTTTCCACTCAAACAGTTGATAAGCTAACGATGTTAGATATTGTAGATAATGAGTGTAATACCGATTACCCTGATACCGTTGTATTTCATTGGGTGTTTTATAAGAGTGTTTAGGTTTTACCATATTATATCACCTCATTATCTAAAGAATAATTACCCACATCATCTGTATGCCAAAGTGTGATACCATTGTCAAAAATACGTTGTAATTCATTAATCACATCATTATTTACATTTCCTAAAACAGTGGCATTTTGTGTTTTAACAAAATTAAAATGTCGACGTGTATGGAAATTTGGTGTCTTAACTTCATTCACACGATAACCAAACATACCAAAAAATGTTTCTAATTTTCTGATGTATTCAGGTTTAATTTGTTTCTGAATCACATATACTCCGTCAAAGCGATTACCTAATTCATAAGAGTTATTTCCACCCATGTTTTCAATTTGTGGTGGAACGTTCTTAACATCATTCACTTTAGCCATAATACTATAAATATTATTTAAACCATCAGTTGCCCCTTGAATTATATTAGAAGTATAAGCACCTGCCATTGAATATTGGTGCATAGCAAGCCCTGATGCAACACCGATACCATTACCAATCGTATTCATAATCATTGAACGTCCAGTATTTGAAATTTGTGTTTGAATACTGTTTCTATTACCTTGTAAGTAAGCACTCAACATATCAGTGATGATGGGTACATCGTTTGGTTGTTTGTCAATGATGCCAAACTCATCTGATGTGTTTAAACGGTTGAAACCCCATGATTGATTATAATCTTCAATCGTCCATGAAACCTTATTTGATGTACCAATACTTCCTTTAACAGTAAGTTGTAAAAAATTCGTGTTCGTGTATTCATTTTTAATAATTGCATGACCACCCTTAAAATCATTTAAAACAGTGTAAGCATACGGAAACATGAGTAATTTTGATTCTTTTACATCACGATAATGTTCGTATTTATTTGTGAGAACGGTTTTAAATGTATCAGAAAATTCACGGACAGAATCAATTCGTATAAGATAGTTGTCACCAATTAATGTTCCTTGCACATTTTGACCTCTCCTATTTAAAAAACTAAAATACTTTGAACTTCCTGAGGGTTGTGTTGATGTGTACTCCAATCCTGTAAATTCAGTAACATATATGGAAACAACATTATTAACAGCATCCTCCATTGAATATAAATCTTCTAAAACATCAATAACACTTCCAACAGGTTGACTAAAACCTGTGTCAATCTCAACAATAGGTTGTTCACCTGTTAGACTAAATGGTACAACATAATAGGAAAGTGGTTGAGGATAACCAACAACACTTCCATGAACTTGATTAGATGCTTGAGATTCTAATGGTGTTTTACATACAATGACTAACCATTTCCAATCATCATCAACCGTCACTTTTTGAGAATAAACGTTGTCATATTCTTGACCAAAATCTAAACCCTCATCAACCGTATTGATAACAGGTGTTCCATCCTCATTCCATAACTTACAATGTTCCCTTTCAACAAAGGATGGTTTAAAATCAACATCATGAAACCATGTTTGAAAAACATCTAACTTAAAATGTACTTTTGTTGTGTTGCGTTGCACATACTCAATTTCTTCAACAAAACCATAAAACCATTTATTGTTGTAATCAGCATTTTGAAACATAACATAATTTGTTGACCATAAGTCATCGACTGACTTATTCACTCTAATAACATGAGTGTTTTCAACACGTTGGAAATTTGCTTCAGACATTGAATGAATAACGGGTTTTGATAAGAAATAACTTGTTTGTTGTGAGCGATTATCAAACCACCGTGTATGTTTATAATTGGAATGAAACGGAACGTTAGATATTAACCTAACGTTCGTTCCACTTAAAGGTACATTAACCATTAGTCTTTAGGAAGAATCGTCACAATAGATTCGCCCACAACATCAAAATCAGTTGGTGTACCCTCAACATCTTTTGTATAAGTGACAGTTGCCTTAACAAGTAACTCACCTGTTTGTGTATCAGCAACCGTTAGTTTACCATTTGCATCAATGGTTGTACCTGCTTCAACGATTGTACCTGCACTACCGGCAACAGACCACACAATATCATAGTTATTACCATCGGTTGTACGAACAACACCAGTAAATTCGTGTTCACGACCCTGTTTAATCGCTAAAATGGTTGGGTCGACAATAACCTGTGTAACAGGGTTAACTTCACCTGAAACAAAAGCAACCGCATTATGGAAACGTGAAACAGATAATACTTGCCAAATGTGATAGTAGTAATTCCAGTACAACCCTTGTGGGTTACGAATCGTTTCCATCTTAACTAATGTGTCATAAACCATATACCAATCTTTATCAATCAGAACAGCTTCAAGACCTGATGATGCAAACCCATCAATGATGGTGACGTGACCCATGAAAGTTGACTTATCCATATTAAAGGCTTTTGCTAACACATCAACATCAATACTTGCTTCTAAATCAGCATCAATAAGTAGGTGTAAATCATTCATTTCAGAACGTGTGTGAACAGCTAAAGCGTTAAAATCACGTGAACCTGTTGGTAACGTCATTTTTCGAGCAGTTGCACGAACCTTTTTAACAAATTCACTACCTGCTGCGCTTGATGATGTTGGGTCTGTAACAGGTACAACTTTAAACATACCTTTTGAATAATAGTTATCCACTAACAATTTCATGTACTTAAATTCTTCAATTTCAGCACTATTGTAGATAGCATTAATCACACCTGATACAAACGATTCAAAAGCATTCCATGAAATGAAAGCCGATTGAAGTTGTTCATCAGAGATCGTTTGCTTATAGAAATCTTGACGGTTACGTTCGTGGAACAATGTTTTAACGTTAGGAATTTCACGTTGGAACACTTTTTGTTCAGCTAATTCAGGGTCATATTTATGTCCTTGCGTAATATCCACAAAAATCTGTTCAATGGTGCGTCCTTGTGGCATCATACCTTTTTTAAATTTCTTCAAATGGTTATTGAGTGATACCCGTGTAATAACAACTTTGCCGATACGGTCAACCAATGCACTCACAAAATCATTCTGGATCGCCTGTGTTAAAAGAATACCTGCACCAACTTCAGCAATATTATCAACTGTTGCTAGTGGTACATATTGTTTAAATGAATCACCTTGCGAGTTGCGAATAGCATTAACAATATCGTATGTTTCTGTAATACCTAAATTTAACTTAACATCTTTAATTGTGATTCTACTCATCTAATGTCACACCCTTTTCTAATTGTTCTAATGTAATACTCTCACTGTATGTTTTCTTTTCTTCTTCTTCATTAACTTCTTCATCGTCTGTTGTTTTCAACTGACGAAAAAGTTTACTATTAGATAAAACTAAATCACTGTTGTCTTTTGTTAACTTATCAATCTGTTTGGTTGCTTCATTAAAATCCTCATGGACAGATGTGTAATCAACACGTAACTCTTGTAAAATTTCTGTTTTACGACTATGTTCACAGTCAGGGTTTAGCAATTCTTCTAGTAAACTTTCATGTCTTTCTTTTTCCATAGGCATGGTAATCACCTCACTTAAAATTTATTTGTGATGTCTATATACTTATATTATAACCTATTTAATTGGAAGAAACATGAATAATCAAACAATCTATAAAATTTGTAGAACATTTTTTGATATTTTGCTTGATTTTGTTCTTCACACATGCTATAATGAAATTAGAAATTAATAAGGAGGTGAAACACATGAGGAAAATGATGTCTAAAGAAGTGACATACACCACACTATCAATAGCGAAAATGACGGTTGTTGATGGTGAACCAAAAGCAGAAAAATTACCTGATGTAAAATTAATAGGTAACATTAAGTTAGAGAAAGCACAAAAATTGGTTAAAAAAAAATACGGTCAAGATGTAACAGTATTCTCTGTATCACCTGAAACAAAGATTTATGAAATGGAAGTTGAGCGATTTATCGAGTTAGCAACTGAAAAACAAAAATAAAAATAAAAGGTGGAATTTAAAATGACAAACAAAAATGAAGTAGCAAATGTAAATGTAGATAAAACAGTATTGATGGAAGTAGTAGAAGAAACAGATAATTTCACAGTGTTTAAAAACACTGATGGTAAATTTGTTCGTAAAGCAAAATTCATGGACTATTCAAGTTTTAAACCTGAATCACGTGAAGATAAAATTTGGTTGATGAACTTAATCGAGAATGAAGATGAAAACGGACAAGGCATGAAAGAGAGTATAGGAGAAGTGATTGAAGTACAACACATTATCTTTAGAAAGTATGATAAAGTCGATGAAGATACAGGTGAAAAAATTTACGGTGTATTAACTTATTTAATCACACCTGAACGTAAAGCTTTTGTCACATCTTCAAAATCTGTTTATTTTACCATCATCAACATCATGAAAATGTTTGGTAAACCTGATGAAGATGATTGGGAAAACATCAAAGTGAAAGTTGGTAAAGAGAAAGGCACAAACGGTGATATGATTAAAATTAAGTTAGTTGGATAAGGAGTTGATAATGTGCCAGCAACTAAGCGTGGCATTTATCACAACTTGAAAGAATCAACATACACCGTATCGAATGGCGATGCGGTGTTATTTTTTTCAAGTGAGTTTTATCGTGATAAATTCCTAAACGAATATAAAGAACACCGAAAAAAGATTACAAACAAATTAAAAGAACCTGATTTTAATTTTGATTTGTTAGCAGATAACATCCTCTATAAAAACATTGAAAAAAGAGGATTTAGAGTGTTACTGTTTGGTTGTTCTATCAATCAACAAGATTTTGATAGGTACAGCATTAAACAAATGATGGTTAAGAAATCAAACGATTGGTTTAAAATAAAGCGACCCTCTATAAAGGAACGCTTAAAAGAAATGAGTGAATGTGATGAACACTAATTTTACGGTTGGACAACGTACACTTGAAAAGTATCGTCATCAAAGAAGATTGAATCTTGCTAAGATTAGACGTTTAGAGAAAAAAGGTATTAATTTAGCTGATATAGATAAGGATGCCTATTACAACTTAACACAATCCATTGACGAATTTTCATCACGTAAAGAATTTAATCAATGGGTAAAACAATCAGAGCGTTTTAGAAATAGAAATGTTTCTGATTATCAGATAACAAAAAACATTCATGGTACACCATTTCTTAAAAAAGAAATAAGACGAGCAACTGAATTGAGAGAGCGTCAAATTGAACGGTTTACCAAATATAAAGAGAGATTACAGGAACGAACAGCCTATGGTGATAAACAGAAATATGGAACAGTATCACAACAACCAACACTTGATACGATGCACGTACCTAAACCGTTTGATATTGATCAGTTTGAACATCGTGAAGTGTTTGAACACGATGTAAGTATGATGGAAGTTAGTGAAATGGAAATAGAAACAAGAAAAAGAGAATTGGCACGAGAAAAAGAATTGAGAAACGATGGTGTTGAAGTTGATATGAATAATCTTGATTGGACATCTATTGAAGAAGAAATTGATTTTTTTGTTGATAAACGATTAGAAACAATGAAAGAAAACTATATGGAAATATTGCGTTTATCCTTTCACTCACAAGCCGATGAATTAATTGAAATTATTGAGAATGTACCACCTGCATTATTTTATAGCATCTACTTATCATACTTTGCAGATATGAATTTTGATTTATTTGATTCAGAGGGTGAAACAGTGGATGCAACAGATGCTACACTAGAGAAAATTAAAACAAACATTAAAGAATATTATCAAGATTATAAAAACACTATGTTAGAACACCCAAATTTTAGATAATTGAAAGGTGGTGATAAAAAGGTGGTGAGTGAGTGGCACGTAAAAATTATGTAGCAGATTTTGAAACAACCACCGATATTGATGATTGTCGTGTGTGGGCATGGGGTCTGATGGAAATAGGGAATACAGATAACGTGGTCATTGGAAATTCGATTGAAACATTCATGGAAACAATAGAGAATCAATCCATTAACATTTACTTTCATAACCTAAGATTTGATGGTGAATTTATTGTTAACCACCTACTAGCAAATGATTGGAAATATGATAGTGATGGTAAAACACCACGATCATTTTCAACTTTAATATCAAAATCATTACAATGGTACATGATAGACATCATGTATAAATGGGGTGGTAAAACGAAAAAACAGAAAAAACACGTAAAGATATATGATTCATTAAAGAAAATTCCATTTAGTGTTGATGTGATTGGAAAAGCGTTTAACTTAGATGTAAAAAAGATTGATAAAGAACAGGAATTTTATGAACGAAAAAGAGAAATAGGTCATGAAATAGATGAAGAAGAAAAAGAGTATTTGATTGCTGATTTGAAAGTAATGGCAAAGGCACTAGAAATACAGTTTGAGCAAGGGTTAACATCCATGACAGCAGGAGCAGATTCATTAAGAAATTTTAAAGATATGATAGGAAAGAAACGTTTTGAACGATTATTCCCTATTCTATCAATAGAACAAGATAGTCAAATTCGTTATGCTTATCGTGGAGGTTACACCTATGTAAAAGAAGAACATGCTGAAAAGGATATAGGTGAGGGAATTGCTTACGATGTAAACTCACTTTACCCATCAGTTATGTATAACAAATATTTACCTTATGGAGTACCAATTGAATATGTTGGTGAATATGAATATGATAGTGAATTTCCATTATTTATTCAACACCTAAAATGTAAATTTGTTTTGAAAAAAGATAAATTACCAATTATACAATTAAAAAAGAATATGATGTTTAGACAAAATGAATACTTAAAATCATCAGGTGGTGAAGTAGTTGATTTACACGTTACGAATGTTGATTTAGAACTAATAAAAGAACACTATCATTTATATGAAGTTGAATATATTGACGGGTTTAAATTTAGACAAAAGCAAGGAATATTTAAAGATTTTATAGATAAATGGACGTATATTAAAATAAATAGTGAGGGTGCTATACGTACACTAGCTAAATTGATGTTGAATTCATTGTATGGGAAGTTTGCGACAAACCCTGATGTAACTGGTAAAATTCCTTATTTGAAAGAGGATGGGTCAACAGGTTTTGAAGTTGGTGATGCTGAGGAACGTGACCCTGTTTACACACCGATGGGTGTATTCATCACATCGTGGGCAAGACATGTGACGATTACATCAGCACAACAAGTGTATGATAGGTTCATCTATTGTGACACAGATTCGATTCATCTGATAGGTACTGATGAACCTGAAACGATAGATATACATCCTAAAAAGTTAGGGTACTGGAAACATGAAGGAACATTTAAACGTGCTAAATTTATTCGTCAAAAAACGTATGTTGAAGATTATTATGCTAAAGTCGATGAAAATGGTAAAAAGGTGATGTGTTCACCTGATGAAGCAACAACAACCATATTTGAAGTAAAATGTGCAGGTATGCCTGATAAGGTTAAGCAACATGTAACGTATGATAACTTTAAAATTGGCTTTACATCAAAAGGAAAGTTGTTGCCTAAGCACGTTAAGGGTGGTATTGTCCTGCAAGATTCATATTTTACAATAAAATAAAGGAGAGAGTGTTATGAATTTAGATTTTTTGAAAGAGAATATTGAGTTGTGGTCAACATTTAGAGAGTTAGATAATCAGGAACCTGAAAAACAGGTGTTAAAACTTATGGAAGAAGTTGGTGAGTTGGCTGAGGGTATTGTTAAAAACAATCATGGGTTAACGGTTGATGCCATTGGTGATACATTTGTTGTCCTTGTTATTTTATCACAACAACTAGGGGTTGACTTCAATAAATGTGTTGAAGTTGCCTACAATGAGATCAAACATCGAAAAGGGAAAATGATTAATGGTACTTTTGTAAAGGAATCAGATTTGAAATGAAGTATTTATATTCGTTTAAAATCAAACATAAAGATGGAATAACAAGAATGAAAACTGAATCAAATAGTCCTTATAAAGCCTTTCAAACAATTATTATTGAAACGAAAAGAAGAAAAATTATACCTAATTCTATTGAATTAGTGATGAGTTATTCAACAAGCGATATGGAAGCGAGAACAACGATGAAACAAGTGAGGGAGAGTAAAAACTATGTGGCAGGTAGAACTGATAACGGAAAGTGAAAAAACAGGGAAAATTAAACAGTATGAATATTCGTGTGAGAATATGGTAGAAGTAACACGACTGATGTTGACGTTTAAACCAAGTCGTGGATATAGGTTGTGTCAGGTGATGGTGGTACAATGGGTTTGAGTAGAAAAAATAAAGTGAATGGAGAAATGAGTAAAATGTATGTATTAGAGTTAACTGGTTTTAAAAACGAATGTGAAACAATCGATTTTTTAGACGATGTTTATTCAAAAATGAAACTAGAAAAACATCAAGGGGTGGCTATTTTAAAATTGAGTCGAGAAAACGAAAAATATATTAAATCTACGATAGGTTTTAGTGAGAATGGAGATGAAGAAATGTTTAATGAATACGATTATGAAGTGAAAACAGGTGAATTAATATTCAATGAAATTAACGATTTAAAAAAAGAAATTAATATGTATGAAAAATCACTTGATAGATTACAAAGTTTTAGTGGTGATGAGGAAGAGTTTGATGTTGGAATAAAACTTTTAAAAAATGAAAAACAAAAGGTTGAGGATAAATTAAGAGATTTAATGAATATGAAATATACTATTGACAAAGAATAGGATATTTGATATGGTTGTTTTGTAAGGCATCATATTTAATTTATGGTTTGGTTAGGTTGGGTAAATCACGGGTGAAACCGTCCAACCGCTAAACGGTGACTGATAATCACTAGCCATAAAAATATGATTGACTTTACAAAAATGTTTAAGCAGGTGGACGGTGTTTAAAAGAACATCCGGAAACCTGCTTTAAATTTGGGGTTGGAAAGTGTGTGGGAAAGTTGGGGTGAAAATGTGTGAGAGAAAAATGGGGAATGTGCGTGGTTGGAAAGTGGATAAAAAGTTGGTATGGTGAAATATATT